ACGAAGAAAAAGAAAACAATTGAAAGACTAGTACCGTCAACACATTTTCGAATCTTTATCGCGTTAGTACCTCAAGAGAAAGTATCAGGAAGAGTAACGTTATAACAAATGGCCGTAAATCGCCCAATCAAACGGATCTCTGATCATCCTGAGCTATCACCGGAAGTAGTTCATTTTGACATCGGAACTGACCGACCCATCGGATACCCATCGGCCTGGTTCGCTCAAAATGTCAATGATAAACCGACCATAATGATGATACCAGATGCAAGCGTCACGAGAGAGCAGCTCCACGCTGCTATAAGAGCAGGACTTCTGACAGGCACAGTAGACCATAGATTTGTCGTCCGATTCCTATACAATGAGTTCAACTTGGTTCCAGGGCTACTCAATTCAGACTGGAGATCATTTGGTCGAAATCTAGGAAACAGAGGAGAGCGCATCGGGCCAAGCTCAATCATCGTTCCTCGCGAACAGGAATCAGTGCCTGCCTTAGTGGCCGGTAATGGTCTAATGGACGATCAAGAGGTGCTGAGATGTATCATATTGATCTGCAGTGTGTATCGAGCTGGACCGATCTCCCGAGTCGATTATAGAGATCAGGTGTTAGAGAATGTGGGAAACCTTCTGACACCTCTCGGAATGGACCAGGACACAGATATTGGCGATATCATAGACAAGTGTAAGCAATGGATTGCATACCAACCGTATGTACAAATGATGGCTACGATTGACATGTTCTTGAACGAATTCCCTTTCCATCCATACTCACAAGCTCGTATTGGAACCATAGTTACCCGATTTAAAGACTGTGCGGCTCTAATCGCAACGCGTATGATCACACAATGTCTCGGATTGAAGTTTCCCGAGTTTGCAGAATGGATTTGGACAAGCAGGTGCGCGGATCAATTTGAACGCATCATCAAAGGTGATGAGGAAATGGATGAACCAAGATCCTATTCAATGTATTTCATGGATCTGGGGTTATCTTCCAAATCTCCATACTCGGCATCAGTCAATTTGGATTTACACTATTTCTTCCACACTTTAGGAGTCAGTGCAGGGCTCGAGAGATCAAAACGAGCCAGAGTTGTTGGAGATCCAGAGGTCAACAACATCATCTCAAATGCAGTGGTTATGCATTACGTCATGGGACGATTCGCGACCCTTTCTCAGCAATTCGGAGTAGATGGAGAAGGAGATGAATTGGAAGATGAGAATAATCGCCCTATGCCCGAAGGAGAGCCTCAAGAAAAGGACTCATCGCTGTGGTTGGCTTACATTATGAGGAACAATGGTAAGGTTCCCGATTATATTGTTAGGAAAGTTGCTACGGAATGGGAGCAAAATCCTGCTTGTCGTGATGGTACCATCGGCAAGGCATTGTATGACAAATCCGGACCACTTCTTCTGAATTAATGACGTCCGTGAAAAAAACATTAACACACGTCAAAATGGAGAACAAATCAGCTGTATTTGCCAAGGCTAACGCGTTTGCCAATGCTACTGATGTTCCAGCTCGTCAAGAGGCCCAACCTGTACAAGTTACGGCAGGTCGTGGAAGAGGTAAGAAGCCCGAAGGTAAGAAGAACACACCAGCTGATACCAATTTGCATGTCAATCCAAATTCACGTCCGGGCAGAGTCCTAGATCCAAACAGAATCCTCAATGAAGACAAATTGGGAGCTGTGTTGGATCCTATCGGCGAAGGCGGTCTGGATCCCGGATTATCGGAAGAAGCACCAATCACAACTGGAGCAGTCCCTAAGAAGTTCACGGACAAGAACGAACGTAAAATTCTTCAAGTGGGTCCATCACGTGAGTCCAAATCGGGAGGTTCTGAGAAGGCTGCTGTAGCTGTTCAAACTAGTGGCATTGTCACTAGTTCAAGACAAAATCTTCAGTTGCAGAGAACTCAAACCTATCTTCCGGAAGACGGAAGCGGGACCGACTTTGATTCAACAGGACTTGCAAGTGGTGGATCAGACTCATCCACGACAACCTTACTCGAAAGAGAGTCGGAACCGTCTGATTACGACTTCCAAACTATTGCTGAGTGTCATGAGTTGGGACTTTATGCAGGTGAAATCACCGAAAAATCAAAGTTCCTATCAACAGAATTGGCCCCAGACCGAAACGGAGTCATCGTCGCTGACGAAGTTCTTGTGGGAATCAATTTAATGATGTCTCAGGCAATCGAGTTTACCGAAAAAGAATTGGTGTCATTTCGTCTGGAAGGGAAAATGTTGATCGGAGATCTCCGAAAGAAGGCTTCCGGATTCCAAAGTGATCCAGTGTGGATAAAGCAAAAGTCCCATCAGGACGATCCACCTCTCCGAGCTCCTATTGTGAAGCCTACAACACTACCGGCAAAGAAGCAGACATTCGAGCCTGTCGCACTTCCTCCTCCAGAATCGAAGCAGGAGACATCTAAACCTCCTGTCACGGTACAACGAGGAGGGTTTGTACAGGTGGTGATGCCCAGGAAGAAAGGCGGAAAGCCGATAATAGTTGAGTACCCATTTGACGAGTGTTTGGAGATTCTGGAATCATATGAGACCCAACCGGAGCAAGGGAAAGCTATACTGAGGGCTAATAACGCTTACAATCAGTTTGTCCTGACCTGTCGATTCCGAGAAATAACGATTAATACAATAAGACAATAACACAGATCAAGAAAAAAACTCGGTTCCTAAAGGCTGATCAGTCATGTCGATCATTAAAATTGTACGTGTAGATGCTCTCCTCGAAATGAGATTTCGTGAACCTCCGAGAACCTACAAGGACCTACTGTCGTCCCTAGAAATTATTAAAGATGATTACAAAGGCTATGTAAATGACAAAGAGTACATCCTGTTGTTCTACACATTGGCCGGATTCACCTGTAAATATAGGCATCAGGTAGGAGCATTCTATCACTATCGAGGTACAATAAATGGAGTATTCAAAATCAAGATGTGCAGTATGTCTCCAATATTTCCGTTAACATATGATTATGATGGTGAAGGTATTGGATTGATTCCGAATTTGTTGGTTTCATTCCATTTGACGTCTGAGGAAAGTAATATGAGCCCCACCTCGATAGTAGATTATATTCGTAGTCGTTCTCCCAATAAATACCGTAAAAGACATGCGCTGAAGCTATCAATCTTCAAGCCCTATGCAATAACTGTTGAGAGTGAAAAAGATTGTCTTTCTATTAAAAAGAATTAAATGTCATGAGTCTATTGTAATCAACGAGTGCTCCAAAATCATCACTGTATCTTTATAAACCCCATATATATCTTATTTGATTCTGAAGGGAATAAAAAAATTTTTTGTTGTAATTATTTAGGGAGTGTCAACTGAGAACAATGTGTTCCAGTATTTGATATTATTGTGTGGTTTGATTTTATTTTGGAATTTTATTCCCAAGGATTGAGACATTAAACATACTATTCAAGAAAAAAACTTTAACACAAGTCAACTTTACTATAGATTATACCAATTATGAATGAATATCGCTATAAACTTAATTATCTCATTTCTATAATAATACGAATTTTTACTCTTATTGCAAGTATCTCTGGATCCCAGTCATTAGAACATCAAAGCACAATTCTTTTTCCAACATCCGACAATGTCCAATGGCATGAGGTCACTCCTAATACCTTGGTCTGTCCAATCGGAGATAGCTATGACAAAATTGAATCGGGTGTCACCATTCCCGTGAAGTTACCGTTGATTGGAACGACAATAAACATTGCAGGATCAGTATGTACATTCACGAAATTGAGTACCACCTGTTCAAAAGGATTTTTTGGAGGAATCACTCTAGAGTTGCATACAGAGCCGTTAGATGTCTCGGAGAGTTTATGCCGAGAGGAGATTCAAAGGGTTTCAGAGGGAGCATTCTCATCGTCCGAACACCCGACTCCTTCATGTTCTTGGATGAAGAGTTCAACAACATCTAGAACTCTTATTTCAGTGACTTCTCATTCTGTGTCATACAATCCGTACGCTGATGCTTTCAAGTCTTCTATCTTCTTGACAGGACTCTGTCCTTCATCTGTTTGTAGGACACATTTTTACAATCGTCTTTGGATCTCAGATCATTCAATTAAAGAATCTTGTAATGAATCTCAGATGCTAGAAGGCTCATTGGTCATTTATTACAATACAAATCATACAGTTACCAGTTGGAGTCCAGATATTTACATATCTGAGTATGATAGTCCATGCACAATGAATTTCTGTGGGAGAAAGGGATTGCGTTATCCATCTGGAGATTGGATGGCTCTAGATCGCAAAGACATCCCTCAGCAAGACTGGATAGGAGAGTATTTTTACAAAATCAAAGACTGCCCAACCGGATCTCAAGTTAACATCATCAATGATAAAGAACTGATCCAAAATGCAGTTTTGAGTTTGTTGGATGAATTCTTAGATCATGAATGTGAAAAAGTGAAGGATAAGATCACATCGGGTGACATGGTTAGTCGTACCGAGTTGCAGACACTGACTCCCCGTTACCCGGGATTTCATCCAGTATACCGCTATAGTCCAGGTAAATTTGAAATGGGTCTAAGTTTGTATCAACAAGTTACCGTTGAGTCCAGCCCCAATTACCCATATATCATCATCAGGAGATCTGATGGTCGTCTCTGGTCCTGGCCATATTGGATAGCATCCAATACGACCGATATAATTGATGGACCAAATGGTTTGTATATAAAAAATAAGACATTGATCTTGGGCATACAAGATATAGAAGGCTATAAAAGAATTGCAAGATTGAGTTCCCATTACAGGGTACCCCTCGCTAAACAATCTCCAGAGCACCGTACACGTCAATTGCATCCGGGTGCAGAGACAGAGTATACATTTGTCGATGATAGTGCTCTAACAGACTTACATTGGACCCCCATGCTGTACACATTGACCGCCTTTGTGTTCACACTTTTTATAGGTATTTTGCTTTTGATGTTCTGGTCTAAGCTGGTTCATTGTGTCAAAAATAAACAGTACCATGTGGTGAAATTGTTTAAGAAAAATACAAATGATCAAGAGATGGAATTCTATCAACCTGGACCGTGAAAAAAACATTAACACAATTCAACTTTAACGTTCTTGTGTTATTCCGATTGAAGGATTATTAGTCACAATTTCGAAAATGTACGGTTACGGATTTGCAGATATCGAGAGAAATGAATTGGATGCGTTTGAAACGGAAGTTCATCAGATTGAACATGAGACTTGGACTTCAGATCTATGGAATGATTCCGAAGCTCTGATGGAAGACCCGGGTGTTATGAATACAAGCCCTCAATATATGAATAATCAGGATTATACGCTCAACTCACCACTGATCTGTGATGAACTTGATGCGTTCAAGGATTATTTAGTCCACAACCGTGATTCAAAACTTTATCACACAAAGTCTTGGGATGCACGGGTGACATGGATGAAAAAGTTGAAGGTCGATTGGAGTAATGTCAAAAACACAATGGCATACCATAAAGAGTGTGCTGAATTATGGTCTCAGGAGTCGGTTCGCACTCAAGAATTCCTTGATATCATTAAAAAGTCCGACAACGGCGCACGTGAGACGTATACAGTGTTAGGGACGTTTCTGAAGGGTTGGACTCAAAAGGATTATCCTTACCAAGGAAGACTCACGAACTCAGGAGAGACCATAAAGTATGGAACTTACATGTGGGAAATGATAAAAATATCATGGATATTGAATGCTACCACTGAGTATGAAAGAGACCATCTCTCAGTTAGTGTCGGATTCTCTTACTTGGATCCTGCAAATAAGCGCGGTGGAATATTGTACAAATCTTCTGTTTTGGGGAATGTATACATTGGTGATGGAATCATGTATCTGAAGAGGATAAACATGATATGGGATCGAAACATGCTATTGATGTTCAAGGACACATCAACAGCTCGTTTTCACACACTGTTCGCAATTCAGCATAGATATCAAGATATTTATCATAAGGATCACTTGAGCGCGATAGAGAGGATGTATCAGTTGGGGGATATGCTACTCAAGTATGATACAAAGTCAGCTTATGAGGCTTACGGGATGATAGAGCCATTGTCTTCTTTGAAATTGTCGGAACTGGCCGGAACTTTCCGTCCACTAATACCAGCATTTCCTCATTTTCGCAATCATGTCGAGACAAAGATTTCGGACCTATCGCGAATCAATCCCTCTGTGAAACCGTTCTTTGCTCATCTATCAACCCTCACAGATAAACGTATTCTGTTGACCGTTTATGGATCATTCAGGCATTGGGGGCATCCCTTTATCGACTACCTGACGGGTCTAGAGTCCCTTCACCAAAACGTAACGTCAACAAAGGAGAATATCGACAAGGAATACGCTGAACTTCTGGCATCGGATCTTGCCTTCAAGATCCTGAAGAAAGAGTTTTGGAACAAATATCGATGGTTCGTCGATGGCAGTCTTATGGACGACACTGATCCACTTAAGGAGCATGTCCTGAACAACACCTGGCCTTCATTGGATATCTTGCTTAATTATCCTCCAATCTGGCATAAGCTTCCATTAAAGCCCTGCTGGGATATACCTGAGGTAGTTGACCCTTCGATTATTTACTCCGACAAAACGCATTCCATCAAGAAATCTGAACTAATGACACATCTAAGAAAGAATCCCAACAGTCCCATCCCGACAAAGAAAGTGTTAGACACTCTATTGAGTACTAAGAGCACAAATTGGCCTGAATTCTTAAAGGAGATCAATGAAAAAGGACTAGATGACGATGACCTGGTGATCGGGCTGAAGGCAAAAGAGAGAGAAATAAAATGGAAAGGACGATTCTTTGCCCTAATGAGTTGGAGGTTGCGAGAATACTTTGTTTTCACCGAGTATCTGATAAAAAAGAATGTGATACCATTGTTCAAAGGATTAACTATGGCGGATGATCAGACAACACTTATTAAGAAGATGTTGACCAATACAGTCGGACAGGGTGGTAATGACTATAAGAGTGTCACAATTGCAAATCATATCGATTATGAAAAATGGAATAACTTCCAACGATATGACTCAACCGCACCGGTCTTCTTGGTACTAGGGAAATTCTTTGGTCTGCCGAATCTGTTTGTTAGAACTCATGAATTCTTTCAAAATTCATTGATTTATTATCGTGATCGTCCGGATCTTATGATGTTGAAAGATGGACAAGTGGTAAATAAATATCCTAACAAACGGGTATGCTGGAACGGACAGGCCGGAGGATTAGAAGGACTCCGACAGAAAGGATGGAGTGTACTCAACCTCTTAGTGATCGAAAGAGAGTCGAGAATTAGAAACACACTAGTTCAGACTTTGGCCCAAGGAGATAATCAAGTTATCTGCACTCAATATGCCATCAATCCATCAAAAGAGGACGGGACTCTTCGGTCCAATATTGAGGCGGCAGTTCAAAACAATGATGTCATTATTAACGCCATTCGCAAGGCTACAGCTCGGATAGGACTCAGAATCAATGAAGATGAAACGCTACAGGCTGCTGATTTATTAATCTACGGGAAGACAATAGTATTTCGAGGAAATCTTACCTGTTTGGAAGAGAAAAGATACTCGCGCATCACATGCACCACTAACGATCAGCTGCCCTCATTAGGAAATGTGCTAGCGACGGTGTCCACCAATTGTTTGACTATCGCCCATTATTCCAAAAGTCCGATCAATGCGATGATAAGTTACAATTGGCTGGGTAACTTCGTATTAACCATACTGAATGTACATAACCCTGCCTTACGAACAAGACCTGGACTCCTGGTAAACAAACCGAAAGAGTTGGATTCTAGAGAGTTCAAAATCGCCGCCCTATATTTGGATCCTTCATTGGGCGGTATAGCAGGAATGTCTCTCACCCGTTTTCACCTTCGGATGTTCCCAGACCCCGTCACTGAAGGATTAACGTTCTGGAAGTTAATTCATCAACACTCTAAGGATATCGGAATTCAAAAATTGGCTATAAAGTTTGGAAATCCGAAATTAATGCAATATAAGACAAAACATTTCGAAAAACTAGTGGAAGACCCAGCTTCACTGAATCTTCCCAGAGGATTAAGTGCACAGAATTTGATTAAAGAAGAGATTAAAAGAACTCTGCTTAACCGACCCCATTTAATTCGTCATGAAGTAATACGCGATGCAGTAACATATGTAAAGAAATCTGAAGCTCAATTCATGAAATTCCTGGAAGGTATTAAGCCATGTTTCCCTAGATTCTTGAGTGAATTTCGAGCATCAACATATTTCGGATTAACGTCATCAATTCTCGGACTCTTCGTCAACTCAAAAACAATACGAAATATCTTCAAAAATTTCTTCCGCCCAATGGTCGATAAGGCCATACTGCAGTGTGAACTCGGATCAATTGAATCCCTCATTGATCGAATCAATCAGAAAGCGGGCAAGATATGGAAATGTTCAGCAGCACAAGCGGATGATTTGAGATTAAAATCCTGGAATAGAGCAATCATCGGGACGACAGTTCCCCATCCGGCAGAATTGATTTCCAACGTCCAATCAGGAGGAATCAATTGTACTGGCTGTAAAGAACCTCACCCTCAGTCCGTTCAACTGACGGTATTAGTGCCTCAAGGATTGCAAGGTCCAGAAGACTGCCGAGGACCCTATCATCCTTATCTTGGATCTTCTACCGGAGAGACGACAAGCCTAATCCAATCTTGGGAAAAGGACACAGACATATCGTTTTTACGGAAAGCTTCTCACATGCGCAGATCTTTCCATTGGTTTGTTGACCCGTCTAACAAATTAGGAAAATCCATCAACAAGAATCTCAAAAGCATGACTGGAGAAGATCCTGGTGATACCATATCGGGTTTCAAACGGACTGGATCAGCCTTACACAGATTTGGGTGCAGTAGAGTTTCATCAGGAGGGTATATCGCAAATAGCCCTGTTTATGGATCAAGGATGATCATATCTACAGATGGATTTCAGTTGCTTGGCGATACCAATTATGATTTTATGTACCAATCATTGATGCTATATGCCCAGCAAACTGTTGGAGAACTTCACAAGGAATCTTCCGATAGCGGAACTTACCATTTCCACATCGGATGTCCCTCATGCCTAAGGATCATAGACGAACCTCAATTAGATTCCGCGACGGAGTACGATTTCCCTGACGTCAGTGTTCGACTCAGCAAATGGAAGGTATCAGATACTCCCTGGATGAATGATGCTGTCGGTATCGAGATTCCGGAAGGAGATTGGAATGCACTTAGCTTATCTGACCAATCTAAGGAGGTAGGTATATTACAAGGAGTCATTTTTGGCAACCTGGGACAAAGCTACGCAGATACAAATGTTTTGAACGGATTATTTCCTTTAGCCCTACGGAACAAAGTACATGGACCGTCCTACTTAGCCGGAATTCGAGATGGATTATATCGGGCTGCATCAGTTGATGCGACTCACCGCCGATTATTTTATAAGGCAGCATCACCTTGTGACGTTGTTAGAGCCTGTTATGTAACACTGGTTAACAACATATCTAATCATAACGACTTTCTTACATTCACTCAAGCAGATGCAATAGTGCACACATTGAAGTCGTTCAGTCATAGAGTCCCACCGTCTTATCCCTTGAACAATACTGATCTAGGAGTCATGGTCAAGACTTTCTTGCTGAACTTCACATATCCGCAATGGAGAGCTATGAACTTTGCAACCAGTCCGAAATTGTGGATTTTTGCCGATTTCGTGAGTGTACAGCTTAGCGGAGTTCTGATTATAGCCCATTCACTATCGAATAAGCTGAAAGATTGCCACCTACCAGATTTCAAACAAAAATGTAAAATCTTAAGTGATCTTCTCGGGGGAGTTAGAAGTGGTGAGATGACTACCGAAGTCCAGAACATTGTCGGATCGAGAGGAGATATTTTTCTCTGTACTCAAGAAGTTCGACATGCGATAAAATATGGTGCAAAGGCTGATCTTCGACCAAAAATTCGTCAGGCACCACCAGTGTTTTCAAACGAAGTACATGTGAGAGTTATCGAAACAGTAGTCGAGTTCAGCATTGTAGAAGAGGACCAGCCGTTAATACAGGTGCCTAGAATACAAAATCCGCTGATATCTGGAATGAGAATCCCCCAAATCGCTACAGGTGCATTTCTGAAAGTAGAAGCCCTATTGAATCATCTGAAACTACGGCCAATTGATGCTCTGGTAGGAGGAGATGGGTCAGGAGGAATAGGATCCTTGGTACTCAGGAAATATGATTGGACAAGACTAATATTCAATAGCTTATTGGACATGGACAACGTTGATCTCGGAGGATCACTTCCTAGACCTCCAAGTGCGATCGACTACATGCCTGACTCTGTAAAAAGTCGATGCGTCAACTTTGAGAAAGCATGGGAAAATCCAATGGACTTGAGCAAACCGAGCACGTGGCGATCATTTAAGGGATTGAAGCATAAACATGGCCTCCGTATCAATCTAGCAATTTTTGATATGGAAGTCCGAGATGATAAAATGTCTTCTGACATTGAGGATTTGATGGCAAAGCATTTACCCAGTCTTATGGAAGTTAATTCAACAGTGATCGTAAAAACTTATGTTCAGAGATTGCTAAGCAAGAATTCTGTATTATTGAAACTTGGGTCCTTGTTCCATAGCTCTGTGGTAACGCAAAATGATTTGAGCAGTTCTCATACCTCGGAGGTCTACGTGGTCTTCCAGTCCTTCCGAATCAAAGAAATTGTACAACTGTATCCTATGTGGATAACTTTGACAAATCGACTGATGAAGTCTTTCTGCTTCAATTCATATGATCAAGAATTCGCTCGGGCTAGCTTAATGTATCGGGTTGATTTGGTAACAGGGATTCCTGCCTTGTTTTTACCAGACCCCGTATGTGAACTGAGCAGTATTTGGAATACAATGGCTCATGATAAGATATCGACTGCTAGATGGACGTCACTTGTGAGTGAAGGAAAGAACTCTATGCAATCATTTGTAATGTCGACTCTGGCTCTAATCGGAAATCAAGTCCTACAGACCACGAAATGGTCCGACACAAGCTTTATATCAATACCCGGGGATCAAGATCTGTCTCGGTTCTTTGCTTATTATATCGGCACTCATTTGTATCTCGCGCTGACCCTCCAAAAACCGGACCTCGGAAAATGGTGTCAGTATATGATAGATGAGCCCTTTTTGATATATTTCTATCAGGAAATGCATACTCCACGGAATAGTCATTCGAACGCTGTACACTCTCTAGGCTGGAGTATTCATGAACGTGAAGGATGGGTTACAAAGAAGAAGATCTTTGTGCAGCATAAGATGGCTCTCATGGGGTCAGTGATCCGATACCTATCCCACATCACAAAGAGTCCAGGATTGGCTCGCCAAGACTATTGGGATACAAGACTGACAGGTTTGAACCGAAATTTGACTCGTCGTCACCTATTGAGCTCAACAGGTATTTACGATTTGATTCAAATCACACCGTGAAAAAAACTGGGGTTAATAACCCGGATTACACTAATAACTGATTGTGAAGACGGAAATCGCAAAAGAAATCATTTGAGCCAAATGAATTCAGGTAGTCATTTGAATAAAACCATTCTCTTCCAGAAACTTGCTCATTTCCTACAAACACAAACCAGGCAAGGAACGCTCATGCATACTCCACGGAATAGTCAT